GGATGGAACGTCGAAAGGATGCTATACGAGATTTGTTCGTAACTGACGAAAAGGAAGAGGAATCGGTGGTTGATGGCTAAGAAAAAAGTAGAGTCTAGAGAGTGTTGTATAGATAGCACAGTATCTTGTCAGTGTAAGTCCGATGCAGAGTGTATAGAGGTTTTGAAAAGGTATGCTAAAGTTGTCTATTGTAATGATGATAGATGTTTGTTTAATGTAAGCTTACCCTTTGAGTATTTTGTGAATCGTGGTAGAAATCACAAACCCTTTGCAGACGATTCTTTTCATGGTGTATGTGGTCGGGCTGATATCGGACTTAGAATGAAAGAAATTCAAGGTCAACACGTTACTCATAAAAATGTTATTTGCACTGTTCGTAGTGATAAAGAGTATAAAGGACATATGGATTTTTCTAGGCTTTTGCAATCTGACGGTACTCCATATGGTGGAACAATACCGGGGCCAGTTGACCCAGGTTCTGCCTTTGGAGTTAGGTAATGGTTTATGAGGTCACAAACATCTACTGAAGATGAGCGTAAAAGAGCGTTAGAATTGTATTTGGAAGGGAGTAAATCCTTTCCTAAAATGGCTGATATTCTCAGTGATGAGTTTGGTAGAGATGTAAGTGTTAACGCTCTTTATGCTTGGAAACGTAAATATGATTGGGAAGACCTGAAAGCTAGACAACAGATTGTTGTTGTTCAGAAATTGTCTAAAATGGATGAGGATGAATTAGTAACTGACCAGAAAAGACAACTGGATAGTTACAAATATCTGTCTGATAAAGGGCGTTCTGCTTTAGATACATTGCAGTTTGGTGATGCAATGGAAGCCACCAGAGCGATGGATATAGGGATTCAGGGGGAGCGAAAGGTTCGTGGTGGTCTAATCAATTTGGAATTCGTGCAAGAATGTATGTCAATCATTCTTAATCATATTGATGATGAATCCGTATTGAAGAACTTAGCTGGTGATTTTCGGAAACTGTTAGTGAAGTATAAAGACACATAAATAATCTATTGAGAGTGTTATGCCACGAACTTATAAAAAGAAAACGGAAAAATTAGTTTCATTTGAAGACGGTTTACAAGAGATTATAGATACTCTCGATGATAGACACTCGATTAACACGGGTTCATTTTGGGAATTTACACGAGATATTTGGAGCCAAGGATACGAACATAAACATTATTTTGATGCGTGGCATGTCGGAGTTATTTGTGATGATGTAGATAGGGCGATAGCAGAAGGCAAGGGTTATGTGGCTGTACTTCCAAGAGGTCATTTGAAATCGACTATATTGGGGTACTCTTTTTGTGTATGGCTTATTTTGAATTCTTCACAAGACACATCTATACTTTATCTTTCTTATAGTGATGGTATGTCTCGATATCATATTTCTGAGATGAATCGTCATATACGTAGAAATCCCCAATTAATGGACTGGATGACTGACCGTTCTCCTAATGCTGATTATTCATTTAGATATATGGTTAATGGGTTTCGTGCTGAAGTCGCACATGGCGGTCTTTTTTCGTTTAAACGGGGTATGCATTTGAATGGTGCGTTGATTTGTGATGACCTGATGCGTGACCCTGAAAACCCCCTGAATATTTCTAGTCTCGCTAAAATTGAAGAGTGGTTCTATACTGAAACTCTTTACATACCTAATCGTGGGGTTCCGGTTATTGTATTAGGTACTCCTATGTTGCCGGGAGACTTGCTCTTTAAATTACAGGGAGATGAACGATTCTTTTCACGAGTTCTCCCAGCTTTAGACCCAGTTCCCGATAGAAGAGTATTGATGCCAGAATTGTACACTGAAGCGGAACTTTTACATCAGAAGCAGATTAGACCTAAATCCTTTGCGTCTGAAATGATGCTCACTCCTTATTTAAGTACTGAAAGTTACTTGAATGACGAAGATATTAGTAAGTGTGAAAATGTTAAATTAGAATCGTTAAATCCTTATACTAAACATGATATAGACGCTGATTTTGTATTTGCTGGATTTGACGTTGGGAAAAAGAGACACCCCTCTCATATAGCTATATTTAAAATCAAGGATAAGATTATTACTCAAATACATCAGCAATTTTTGGATAGTTGGGATTATACTGAACAGATTGCACATTTGAATTTGATTTCTGAGAATTTTGATTTGGATAAAGCATACGTAGATAATTCTAGAGGGGAGTTAGAAGAGCGTGGGTTGAATTCTATTTGGAATCCAATGACCTTTACGTTGAAGCAAAAACGTAGGATGGCACAAGTTTTTGAAGAGTATGTGAATTCTGGTAGGCTTCAATTAATATCTGATGAAAGACAAAAATCACAGATAACATGCGTCAATAATGACCTTAAAGCACCCGCAACACCATTAGGACATGGGGACTCTTTCTTTTCGATTGCGATGGCTTTACTCGCTTGTTATGAACAAGAAAACTCTTCTACAACATTGATTGGGGATATGAATGATTTCACTCCTAAACGGAATGAAAATTCACTTGAACCCAGGTTTGATGAGGGGTATAATAGTGAAGCTAATGAAGAAGTGTGTCCCGATTGTGGTAGCAAGAATGCTTGGATATCTGCGAATTCGTTATGTTTAACCTGTTATGCTAATTCCCTTTCGTTAAAAGGCGCATCTAGGTTAGGGGAAACTAACGAAGAGAAGACGAATTCTCCCCTCTGATTAGATTACCTGTATTATATTTTTGAGGTTTATACAATGGAAAACTTGGCATTATCTTATGATTCCCCTGTGACTTCCAATGGAATGCATATTTTAGAGAGTCGATATTTTTTAAAGAACCCTGATGGTTCGTTGAAGGAACATACACCAGATGAATTATTTACACGGGTAGCGTTTGCTGTCTCTAAGGCTGAAGAAGATTCTGAGTATTGGGGAAATCGCTATAGAGAAGAGTTATTGATGCCCCTTATTTTCTTACCTAATTCTCCAGTTCTAATGAACATGGGAACAGGTGCTGGAACAGGTAGTGCTTGTTATGTTGTGAACCTTGAAGACAGTATGTCTAGTATAATGCAAACAGCCTATGATGCTGCCATGATTGAAAAATATGGCGGTGGGATAGGCTTTTCTCTTTCTGATATTCGTCCTAAAGGATTCCCTATAACGACTACTCATGGGAAAGCATGTGGCCCTGTTGCTGTTTTGCGTATGCTTTCTGAGGTTGGAACAATGATTACGCAGGGTGGGAAAAGGGATGGCGCACACATGGGAGTGCTTGAAGTTTATTCCCCTGACATTGAAGAGTTCATTGGTTGCAAAACTACTGAGGGTAAAATCCATAATTTCAATATCTCTGTAGGTGTAGATATGAATTTTATGGATGCTGTTAAAGAAGACGAATATACCCATCTGACTTGGCCTATGTGTCGGGAACGGCATCCTATAAAGACTTCTGAAAATGGTATGGGTCAAGCGATGGATTGGGATACGTGCGGTAGGATAGAAGGAAAGTTGATTCGTGCTAGGGAATTGTTCTCAAAAATCATTCATGGAGCATGGTTAAATGGGGAACCTGGCGTGGTTTGGCTTGACCGTATGAATGCTGATAACACAACTCCCGAATTAGGGACTATTAAGGCCACTAATCCATGTGGAGAACAACCTCTTCTATCGTCTGAGTCCTGTAATTTGGGAAGCATAGACCTTTCTAAATTAGTGGTGGATGGTGAGTTTGATTTTGACCGCTACAGAGAGATTATTCGTTTAGCTACTCGATTCTTAGATAATGTCATTGATGTAAATACCCATCCAACCCATGATACGGCTGAGATGAATAAGAAGACCAGAAAAATAGGTTTGGGTGTAATGGGTTTTGCAGACATGCTCATTAAATTAGATGTAGCTTATGATAGTGATGAAGCACTTTCTTGGGCTATAAATTTAGGTTCTACTTTAGAGGTGGAGTCGGATTATGTTTCATCTGAGTTAGGGGCAGAGAAAGGTGATTTCCCCGCTTTTGCCGAAAGTACGTTAAATGTTAAGAACGGTGGTGAATGGGAACACATGCGTAATGCATGGCGTAGGTCTATTGCACCTACGGGAACCATTTCGATGATAGCGAATTGTTCTTCTGGTATTGAGCCACTTTTTGATTTGGCTTTTAAAAAGCACAATATGTCTGCTGCTCTTGAGGGAGTTGAACTTTATTATATACATGAGGACTTGAAGAATCGTGTTGCCCCTTTATTCAATACCAATGGAAATTCAATAGAAAAATATATATCTGAAGGGCATGACGTTAAAGATTTGCTCTCTGATTCTCATGAGAGGAGTTTATTTGTTACGTCTGGGGATGTTGATTATAAATGGCATATTCGTATTCAAGCGCACTGGCAATATTATATCGATTCGGGAGTAAGTAAAACCATCAATCTCCCAAATAGTGCTACAGAGCAAGATGTTTGGGATTCCTATATGTTGGCCTATGAAGAAGGATGTAAGGGGATTACTGTTTATCGTGCCGGGAGCAGAGAGAGGGAGGTATTGGTTTCTTCTACCAGTGATAATAATGGGGCATCTACTCGTAATGATGTATTAGTTCGGCCTGAGTCTGTACAGGGAGTAACGTCTAGAATCACTACTGGACACGGGAAACTTTTTATGACCTTGAATTCTAATAATGGAAGCCCCTTTGAAATATTTTCTCAGATAGGGAAATCTGGTCAGTGTGATGCAGCCTATTTAGAGGCTATTTCACGGCTAGTTTCATTATGTTTGAGGAACAACATTATGCCTGAGACAATCCATCAACAATTGAATGGTATTGTTTGTTGTCCTGTGTGGAGTGAAGGAATTCAAGTCCATTCTGTTCCTGATGCTATTGCACTGGGATTGAAAACTCATTTTATTGATAGTCATGCTGGTGTGTCTAGTTCTGATAAGGGTAAGTTCGGGGCTGGTGGAGTATGTCCAGAATGTGGTAGTAATACTGCCTATCAAGAAGGTTGTGTTACATGCACTTCTTGTGGGTGGTCTAAATGTAGATAGTTGTTAAACTGTATGTTAGAATATCCAATTATAGTGTTAAGGATAGGGAAGCAAAGATGTTAGGAAGTTCATTACGTCAATTTGATAAGCAATATGTTTGCTCACGGGATGATAAAGGGACTTGGAGAATTGTAGACCTTTGGCATAAAGAACTTGAGGGTGTGAATTTAGAGGATGATATACCTGATACTCATCCAGCCATTAAGATTTTAACGGAGGGCGAATTTCTTGAGTTGATTAATGAATCTAAAAGATTGGGTATGATGCAGAAACTGGAAGAGTCCGGTGAGTTTTCTATTTCCTCCGATGCATATGATTTAGTTTGTGCGGAACGTGATAATCTCAAGATGGAATTAGAAAATGGTACTCCTGGTACTCCTGGTACTCCTGGTACTCCTGGTACTCCTGGTACTACGGGTACTCCTGGTACTAAGGTTAGGCTGGGAGTAGATATTGAAGGGTCAGAATCGTTTCAACTTGCCAATAAAAAATTGGATACCTTGTTAAAATTGTCGAGTCTTGGAACTCTAAATGAGGATTTAACTAAGGCTGTTTTATTGCTAGGTGGAAATAGTGAGTTAAGTTCTGCTGATGA